TCTCCTACGGATTGTTCGGGTCAATAGGTACCCAGGTACCAGTAGCCCCTGGAACTATCGGGTTCCATGATATCACATTAGCAGTGCCTGTTGCAAGGTTTATTCTTACCCCTGTTACACCTACTGTTTGACCTATTTTAACTACAGCATTACCTATAGATATTTCTATTTCAGAACCTCCTGGTAATATTCTTGCAGAAGCAGATATACCTACTGTTCCTGTGCTTACATTTACTCTATTTCCTGTTAAGGCAACAAAGACTGTTACGCCGCCTGGATCAGCAAAAGGTGAGTTTGAAAAGGGTGTTGCTCCAAATAACATATTCTATCCTAATGATGTTTGCACAGGTTCCCAAGTCATAGTAGCACCCGGTACAATACCATCCCATTTTTTAATTAATACTGAACCATCCGACATATTTATTCTACTACCATCTGGAGAGACAGTAGCTTTTGCTACAATAGTGACAGTTCCTGTTGATAAATTTTGTCTATTTGTTGTAACGGTTACAGTCGCATTTGCTTTTGTTGTAACATTTCCTATTGCTACATCAACTCTATTCCCTGTTACTGATAAGTTTGCATCAGCTGTGATTGTTACAGATCCTGTGCTAACATCTACTCTAGACCCATTTGGTAATACAGTTGCTTTACCAACTGTTGTAACACTTCCTGTATTTGTGTTTATTCTAGACCCTGTTACAGGATATTTAAATGCGAATGTAGGTGTGCCTGTATTTAAATTTATTCTTGATCCTGTTAAGGCTGTTACCGCTTTTGCAACAATAGTTGGATCACCACTAGATACATTTATACGGCTACCATCAGGAGATACAATAACACCTGTACCTTCAACAATAGTTACATTACCTATGGTAAAATTAAGTCTATTACCAGTAACACTTAAATTAGCATTACCTACTAAACCTACTGTGCCTGTAGATTCGTTTATTCTATTACCTGATACACTTACAAATGCATTAGGATTAAAACCTGAATCTCCAAAAGGTGCCCCTGCAAAAGACGTTCCGCCAAAAAACATAATATAAATTCCTTAAAAGGGAGCTGTGTGGTATGTGGTGGTGACACAGCCCCCATCTAAGAATTATATCATCGTTTGAACCAGGAAGGAAGACCTAAATGTGGACGCTTGTCAAACATATTATCCTTCGCTCCCGGTGTCTTACGATTGTTATAATGCAGAAAAACCTGTACGCATTCTTTGCCTTTGAATTTTTCTCTCCAATGTTCTAACTCACAGCCAGAATAAACTAACATATCTCCTGGTTTTAAATCTACTCTAACACCTTTAGTGTTATCTGATACATATCCAACACCTGGTTTAACACCACCTTTTTTAGGATCTGGTTCTAAATATATTGGCCAGTCATCACCACCAAGATTCATTGTAGTAGATATCTCACAAGAAAATCTATCCTTATGTCTTTTTAATTCATCACCTTTTTTATATATTCTTGCATATGTATAAGCAGGATATAATTTTAATCCTGTGGCTTTTTCCATACCTGGTTGACATTTAAGTAATAATGTTTCCATCGCCATGTTGGCATATTGAGAATAAGTATTTGGTATTTGTTCATTTTCATTTTCATAATGACCTATTATATTTTCAAATGGTGAAAAGTATCTAGCTTGTTTACAAGTATCATAAACTTGTTTCTGCATTCTAAAATAGTTTGCAATAAATATTGCTAAGTCTTTTGATATAGCTTGACGAATAACTGTGTATTTATTTTTCTTAAACATCTTTGGCCATCTCTTTTGGCACAGCCTGTATATTCCAATGTATAAATCTAAATGGTTCTTTACCATGATCTACTGCATATTCGTGTTCTAAATATCCTGGAAATATAATTAATGTGCCTGGTTTAGGTTTAATATGAAATTGTTCGTGACCTGGCCACACACCTTTTAAATCTGGTCTTATTTTTAATTTTGTTGTTCTTGCACCAGTCTTTGGTTCATGAAATACAGGGTATGATGTTTTATCACTACATTTTAAAAAGTAAAATCCTGATACGTGTTGGTTCCAATGTATATGTGCAGAATGATGACCACCACCTTTTTTAGCAAACTCTTGCACCCACATCTCACTAAACATGGTTGTATATTGTGACATGTCATAGCCCTGATGATCTAGATACTCCCAGGATTTCTGACCAATGTAATTTCTAAAATCTAGAAAATCATTATCAGTCATGAGTGGTGTTGAGTGATAAGATCTACCAAAATCACCGTGTTTTTTTATATATCCTTTTTCTCTTTTACGAGCATCAGAAATATATTTGTTACTCGCTTTATTTAATGATTTAACAAACTCTGGTTTTTCCTCACTCCATACTACAGTTGGAAAATAACTATTTATAAACATTATCTAAAAGGCCCCCCTAAATGCCATACCACAAGACTGTATCTTGTTCCTGATGTTACTGGTTTAACTCTATGCCACACAAAACTAGGAAATACAATAAT